CTGTAAAACGCATACCGTCTACAATATCTTTTAGCTTATCCTTGTCGATTTCAATACCATTGCCATCGTCTGCTTTAAAATAATATCCACCGGCTTGGCTTCGAATGCCTTTAATAACCTTGTTGATGCTTTGCTGGTCAACTCCAATGGCTCTGCCGGCTTCACCTTGCGAACGAAAACGTAAGACTTCCAGTGTGTCTAGTTTGATTGCAAACACGGGGTGTCCTTCTGTTTCTGTGTTAGATATTCCAAATTTGTTCTTGTATTTCTGATTATAAGAATTGTCGCACCATTCTAAATTTTCTACGTTGTTGTTTTGCGGATTACAGTCCTTATGATTGATTTGTGGCAAGTTATCAGGATTCTGGATATACGTTTGAGCCACGAGGCGATGGACAAGCTTCTCAGTCCATTTCCCATCGATTTGAATGCCTACTCTCAAATAACCACTTTTTTCGTTGCGTGGCTTTAAAACTCTCCCTTTTACAGGATATGTTCCCCTTCCATTTGATGCAATTCTGTCTATTGTTCGAACATTGCCTATCGTGCTAACTTCAATTATGCCAATGTCCGGATGTGCTTTCCAAATCTCAGGTTTACTTGTCATGATCATTCTCCCCATTTTTGTATTTCATTTCTTGTTCAAGAATATTATTTAAGTGCGCAATCAGCTTCGTCCAAGACCTGCCAGATTTTTCTTTCAACTCTTTGAATTTCAAGAAATCATCTTCGTTCAATCGAAAGGTGGTTGTTATTGATTTTTTAGCCATATTTTTGTCCTCCTTTACTTCTATGGTTATTATTATAACGCGATACGTATTGCATGTAAACAACTTTCTTAATTGATCATCAAATATTTTTCAATTAATTTCTTTAACACGTTATGATTATAATTCAACCAGATGAAAAGTCAAACACTTTCCTACGATTTTTCTAACATTACAATTATAATGTATATACACCATACAAACCCCTATACAACAGTATAGGTATATAAAGAATTATTATTTATTATTCTCTTTATGTGTGTTGTTAGAATGTTAGATTAATATCTGTGTTTTTTTGTTTTTTTATTTATGTATACAGCAAAAAAACTCCAACTTCCTTACAACCCTTGGTACTGTAGGGCTGAAAGTGTTAGAGTTTTTTCTGGTTTTATTACTTCCTAACAAGTATTAAGGAGAAAGGAGGAAATATTTGTTTCTGTATCACCACTATAACACACTCACAAGATTCCTGCAAGCATATCAGGCACAACAATGTCGATAGGCTGACTGTGCATCTTCTTAATTGACCAATCTGATAGATCATTTTTAAATTCCGGTTCAGTCTTTCCAGATTCAATATCTTCAATCCGGTTGACCTCGGCTTGCAGTGCTTCGATCATCGCTTGGTTATATTTTACGTTAGCCACATCATACACACGATAATTCAAGCTTGATTTATCAATGGCAACAATATAGTAATGCTCACGGTCTGCTAGGTTTAAATAGATCAATGCTTGGGTTAGATAGTGTGTGCTGTAGATCCAGTCATCATATCCGTTTGGACCCCAGACTTTGTCGAAGTCTTTAACGGTAACGAATTTATAGTCTAGGATCGCATCATCACTGATTAAATCGAAGCGTCCTTCAAATACGCCGTTATTTGCTTTCTGCTCGGTTTTAAAGTCTCCACGTATAATTGAACTGCGTATATGTTTGGCTAATTCTATCGAGCTGATAAGCGTCTTAAACGCGGCTTTAACGCCTGCCTCTTCAATCCCGCGTCGGTAAACTGATTTTTTTTCGTCATCGGTTAATTCAGGCTCTTCACCAGCCAATTCGGCATGAGCGATTTTCCCATAGACCAAAGCGTCGTTCGGTTTCGTGTCGTAAGCCATTGGATCATGTAGCACGTAATGAGCATAGGCACGTGATTCGTTATCTAAATATCTTGAAATCCTCGTAAAACTATATGCTGTCATTAGTTTTCGTCTCCTTTAAAATCGAATAACTTGCTGAACCCGCCAAAATCAACTGCTAAGCTCTTTACTGTGTAGCCAATAATGACGCCCACGATTAGACTTATCGGATAGATTATAATCATTTCGCTAGCCTCTCTTTCATTATTTTTAAAATGCTTCGTTATCTAAATATCTTGAAATTCTCGTAAAACTATATGATGTCATCTTTCAATCTGCTCCAACTTCCGCAATGCCGTACTTGATGTCACACCAGTGCATGCTGCGAGTGCTCGCACTTGTTTAACCGTCAAATGATCTAGTGACCGTTGGTTGGCATTAAACCATGTTGTTTGGCTGATGCCACTCTCTTTCGCTAACCGATAACGTGTGAGGCTATATGCTTCAAGATAATCGTCTAAAATTCCCGTCATGTTTTTTCCTCCTATTTAAACAAGCGCCGTGCGCTGTTAACTTGTTCGTTAGAAACGTTAGCTCGTTTTTTTGCGGATTGGTAAGACTTTGAATATTTGTTAGCAAACAATAGGTTCATCGCATCTGTTATGTCATGATCACTAGTTGCAACTGCTTTATAATCGAATTTGTAATTTGCTACAGAACCATCTTTGCGCAATTGGAAGTTAACTGCGATTACGTCGTCCCAAGTCTTGCCGCTTGTTAAGATCACTTGCTCCTTTTGTTCTTTTGTTAAATTCTCTACTGAAATTATTTTGTTCATTTTTAAAACTTCCTTTCTTAGTCTTGAATTTCGTCCGTAATGATTTCTTGCGTCTCTGCTAAATCGTCTGAGTAGCTGATACCATCGTCGATAGTTGATGGCCAGAGAACCCAAACGTTTTGCTCGTGGTCGAAAATCAAGATGCCATATTTGTCGCCGTCAACTGTTACTTCTACTTGGTCTTGGTATTCATATGGGGTGCTAAACTGAACTTTTTTCATGATGTATGCCCTCCTAGGCTTTTTGTTTTTTGTTTTTCTCTATATTTATATAATACCATATTTGGAAGTAATTGCAACCACTTTTGGAATTATTTTTTAATTATTTTTTTGGCAATAAAAAAAGACCTACCCCATATGGGATAGGCCAATTATTTAATATAGTTAAAACGGGTTCGATGGCGAAATTTTAATCTGTAATCGATCCAGCGGCTCGCCGTCCATACCAGCCCAGCTATCTAAACCAGGAATAGATCCATCGTCGGCACACACGCCAAGCCAGCCGCTACGGTGTGTCGTTTGGCTGCGATAATAAGCTTGCTGATAGGCTTCTCCGGCCGGCGTGTTGTAGATAATCTGCACACCAGTGATCGCGTGACCACTAGTCCCAGCTGCACCATTAACTAGGTCGTTACGATTGCTACCACTAACCCAACCTAACCAGCCGTCTTGTGCAGTTTTTACGAGATAACGCACTGAACCATGATTGACGCCGACAGTCAGATAATCGTGTTGCTGATTAGGGATACCAGCATAACCATTGTTGCCAGAGCCGAAGTTAGTCACATAATCCAGCCAGCCGCCATTAAGGCTGCGTAACGAATAAGTGACATCAGTGGGATAAGGTCTAGCTGTCTTAGGATTGCTGTATACAGGCGCTACAGTAGGTGTGCTTGTACCACCATTAGCTAAATCACGTGCTAGTTGTTCTTTGCTAATGCCATGACTGGCTAAGTAAGCATATGGGTCTTGATGGTCACCACCAATGTTATCAGATACCCACTTGTGTGACTTGATACCAGGTGTTCCTGCCCCGCCTGCGTCAAGTGTCAATGGAATACCATACTCACCAGCCATTTCACGAGCTAAGGCGATATAGTTTTTATACCCTTTTTCAAAGTCTGCTTGGTTATCTGTATTTTCAAGTTCAATCTGGAATGGCGCGTAAGGGTTAGCGTTCAGTGCACCCCAACTTACATACCCAGGTGCGCCAACTTCGAAAATGCCTTCTGCACCGACAACGTGAGTTACATATGCGTCATTATAATGATTCTTTAGATAATTGGCGTTATTACGCGCCGTTGAGTTAGGGTTACCAACATCATGTAAAATACCGTAAGTGTTTTGTGCTACACGTGAATCACCTTGATTATCACCTAAAGCAAATTCTTTGTTAATTGTTACCATTATTTCTTATCTCCTTTCTTATATTGTGTTGAGCTGACCATGAACAATGAACCAACGAACGTAGCAATGGCTGCGATTGTGGCCGTAATTACATCAGTATTGAAGTTATAGATAGCTCCAAACGCTTTGATTAACACAATCACTGCTGGTGCAGCAATCGATAATACCCACTTCATATTGTCATAGATCTTATTTGGTAATTTCATTTCTTATCCAGCTCCTTTTTTAAATCGAATAAATCGTATCAATTTGGTTTCGACTGTACTAACTCTCCTTTCTGAGTGAATTAGTGGAGTATAATATATTTATTATCCTCAATTTTTATTTATAAATTTCAAAAGTTATAACAGTCGGTACCACTCTACCTTCTGACCCTTCATAAATTGGATTTAGTTGTCTTTTTCCTAAAACTGTTTCAGCACTTCCACCCCCATCAAGAGAGTAAGCAAATTTAACACCTTTATCAACAAATATTTGAGCTAATTCTTCATAATATAATCCCGCTTCATTAGTTACTGAACCCCTTGTCATATCAACCGTGCATACGCAATAATCTCCATTCTGGTATTGTCCAATAGATTGTCGAATATAGCGCCCGCTGTGGACAATTTCATTCTCAATATCTGTTGTCGCTATCTCAAAGTTATCCACTAGTTTACCCCAAGCTGTTACTGCATACTTCACACCATTAGCAATCATATCGGCTGTGTCAGCATTGCGTGGATAAGTCGTTAAATCTCCATTTGAATCAATAGCAAGTGGATATCATTCGTCAGGGTTAATCGTTACTCCGTTATCACTTTCAAATGGAGTGTTGATCAGACTTACACCGTCAATAATTAATTGTCCAACTGGCTCAACCGTTGACGTGTTGAATAGCCCAGCATTTACCGAAAAAATAGTATCATTGTCCTTAGCATAGCGCAAGGTAGGTCTTTTAGTTCCGCTTAAACTTCCATCACTAGATGTTAAAGCTAACTTAGGGGATAATATCTTTCCAGTATTGGTAGTTTTTGGAATGCGAACAAACACATAACTTGCACCACTCAATCTCCCGTATTCTACAGATATAGAGTTGATTGCTTCTTTTTTTTCTGTAGATTCTTCTTTGGTTATTAATAGTCTAGCGTTACGTTCAACATTGTTTTTTAAAGTTCTCACTATAGTGAACGTATTATCTGTTACATTGTTAAAATCACTTTCAATAATATCTCGATTATCGGCATATCTAATAGTCATCTTCACAAGGCTGTCGTGTGGTACAATAAACTCTTTATTGTTCATCCAGCCATAATTGACACCATCCCACGTTCCATCTATATTGGAAAGTGATATGCCATAATTTAATATGTTCCCGTCTTTGTTGAATACAATTTTTTCATTCTTATTTAATTGTATGAATTCTTTTAGACGGACTCTAGTTGATGATGTGCCTGCTGGTATGTTTCCATTGATAGCACCGTATTCAAACTGTTCATAAGTAACGTTATTATTTACTAATAGATTATCTTTGACACCTTCTAAATCATCTTTGACACCTTCTAAATCATAATATTCAGCACTTCTAAATGTAAATCTAACCTCAAAATCATTGTAAATGTTTTCTATTTCTTCCGAAGTGAACTCCGAATAGTCAGCTTTTCTAATATTAAATCGGACATCTTTTCCTGGTTCGATGTACGTTTCATTGTTATTTATCCATCCAGAATCTACACCGTCAAATACGCCATCTACATATTTAAATATCGCATAGTTTAGATTCTCGTTTTTCCTTACTATTGTTATGCCGTGACTATTTTTTATCATGTTTTTGGTTCTTAGTCTATCCGGATTAACCAATTCATTGTTTAACCCATTATTTAATATTGATCCTATCTCTATCTCAAAATCTACCCTATTATCGATAAATGTGGTTTTTTCTGGCGTCACTGTTTCGTCCGCAATACCAACTGACTGATATACTCCAGCATCAGTCCATACGTTATTTGCCCAAATATACTTGTGCCCATTATCAGCTGCTATCATGATCCCATTAGCGCCGTGGGGATATTTTGCTTGAATGGCTGCTATATTTGTAAACGTTTCAGGAACATAATCACCAGAGGGACCTCGGTCACCTTTATCACCCTTAGTACCTTGCGGCCCAGT